AATATCTCGGGTCTGTAAAGTGTAAAATTGCATCAGGCTTTTCTCGCATCAACAATTGCCTAATGATATCAGGATTTCCATACCCATCGGATGGATATATCTTTACCTCCGCATCAGCAACGCCAGTCTGTTCCCTAACGCTTTGATTTAAATCTAAAATCTTCCCTGCTTCGGGATGTTTAATTGCTGCACCTAATTGAACCCAATCGTATTTATCAACTGTTCCCAATACTAATTGTTTGGATACATTGGCAATACCACTAGTCATTCTAAGGTCATCTGAAAGTAACAGAATCTTCTTCTTTGTCATAACTTATTTTGTTCTCTTAAAATTGTGAACCACTAATTTGTAATGTAGTGTATTCGTTTAATTGTTTTCTAAATTCTTCGTTCTTCGTATAAAGGTCTAATGTTCTATTAACAAGTCTTTGAAAGTTCAATCCACCTTGAATTGTCTTTATCTTAAAATCCTCATCATATAACTTTTTTATAACCTTAACCGTAGTTAATTTTAAATCCGCCATAGTTAATAATATTTGTATATACATATATATACAAAAAATTATTTTCCATCACAAATTCCTCTTTCTTTAAATTCACACCAAGCGCATAATTTTGATGGTTTCTTAGGATATTCAACATCCGTTCTATATGCACCATCCGTATTAAATACGCTATTTACAAATTCAGTAAATCCTTTCCATGCTTTATTAATAGATGGTTTACCACTTGCGGGTACATGTTTACTAATACGTGGAATATGAAAATCAGTATTTTCCGATACTTTGCGTTTCAATATAATGAATTCAACTTCAATCATATCTTCAGAAATTTTTAGCATTTCTGCGTAGAATTTCTTATATAAAAGTATTTGTGTATTCTTAATTGGGTCTGATTTTTGGTATTTACTCCAACCTTTTGTAGATGTTTTGAAGTCAGTAATACGATATTTGCCCGTCTTTTTATTTCTAACAATAAAGTCAATGAATCCTAAAAAGTTTACATTTTCGGCAATCTTAGTATTGATGGGTTGCTCGATTGCAATTAATTCATCATCTTTTAAAGAAAAGAAATTGTTGAAGTTTTTGGGTTTTTGGAAATAGTCCAAAATGAGATTTCCATCTTCTAAAAACTCTACTAATTCTTCTTTAGAACATATAGGGTCTTTACCTTCATTGGATTCTTTAAGAAAGAATTCTCTCATTTTTTCTTTAAGAAATGCTTTCGTATCCATTCCCTTATCAGCTTGTGATTTGGAGATACGAAGGCATCTACTTAAATATTCTTGCAATGTTTCGTGCATTGCTGAACCAAATACAGAATGTATATTGGATGATGATTCTCGCAAATCATCTATGTAACTTAGTTTATATTGATGTGGGCAACTGCTCCACATACTATATTGTGAAAATGATACTCTAGCCATATTACAAATATAATCAATTTATTCGGATTTACCAAATGTATCATTGATTATTTTCGTAAGTTTTTCAGCCCAAAGTTTAGAACCCAATTCATTTGGATGCCCATCATTATTTATATGATATTCTGATGATTTATGGATAAATTCATGCAAAGTAATATCATTATAATAGAATGGATTTGCTTTTAGATTATCTATTAGCTTCGAATGGATTGTTGGATAATGGTTTTTATAAAAAAAATTTATATCATCTTTAGAATCTTCCACTACTATTTCAAATGATGGAAATCCTGCTGAATCTTTTAGATACCAGCCCTTATCATTTTTTATTGGAATATGATTATTTAACCCATCAAATACCAAATATGGATAGTTATTTGCTTTACAAAAATTGGTAAAATTGATAATATTGTTATATGTTTTCAACAAAGAAAACGTTATATTTGTATATAATTGTGCTATTTGAAATCTATTATCAAACACCCATCTATTCAATTCAAATGATTTATCCCAATTTTTAAATCCATCCGCTGTAACTTTTTTGTTATTATTAGGGTCTAAAAATTGTAATGGAGTTATATGCCAATATAATGAATGAAGTTCTGTATCTTTTGTGAAATCATCCCAACAAATTAAAAATCTTAAACACTCCGATAATTGTATAATAAACAAACTATCTTTGGCTATTTCAGGATTTAATGTAGAATAATTAATAACATTTTGTGTAATGATTTCGTTACCAGTTCCTCCCTTTGCCAAATTTATTAATTCTAAATTATTATTTTCAGCAAAATACGTTGCCCAAGAACCAGCTTTACCCAATAAGTGCCCTTCGGTAAATGAGCAACCAGATGTTATTAAATATTTTTTATCTAACATTAAATTTTTAATTTTAACTTTGTAATTTGTTTCTTTTCTATACCATACTTTTCACAAATATATTTAATATTTTCTCTACCTTCTCTAGTAGAATAGAGAATATCGATGTATTCTAATGCTTGTGATTCTGGTACTACAAAATCTTTTTTAATCAACTCCACTAAAAATTCTTCATACTTATCTTCCGATTTGCCTTTCGTATATTTTAAGTATTGTTTACCTTTTGGTAAAACACTAATATACAATTTGTACATTTCTTTTGGCTGAAGAGTTTGTGTTAATGGTAATAATGATGCAATAAGTTCAACCCATTCCGGTTTCATAGAAAGGAATCGATTAATCATAAAGTTACTCCACGATTTTAAATCTTCTTCCGATAACTTATCGAAGTAGTTTGGGTCTTGCTCTGCTGTAATTGCATTAAGATGGTCGAATAACTTTTTAGCTGCCATTATTTTTCTTCTTTTGTAATTCTCAATTCTTCAGGTAAAAATTCCTGCAATGGTTTACCACAATTTGTACATAGAAATACTTCAAACGGCATCACAGTATCTTTATCTCCGCCAGTTAATAACTTAGAAGCCTTACGGAATCTATAACCTGGCATAAAGATTAAGTTACCACATTCGCATGGTACATCTCTAGTATCTTTTAAATCGATTTGTGGTTGGTTAAATTGGTCTATCATTTTATAATATTTAAAATTTGAATAATTGTGCTCATAAACACTATTTCTTTATCTACTACTAACGCATCTTTGGATAATCCATCTGCAATAGTAAGTATCACATTTGCCGTATTTCCAGCTGCGTACTCATCTACCTTATCATATAACATAGTGTACATTTCCGAATAATCATTTAATCTATTATCAGCTACCGCTTGTCTGATATTCATAAATAAATTTCTCTTATCATTAGATGATTTAAGTAAATCAATTAACTTTGTTTGGAAATTAGATTCAACCATAATTGCATGGTCTACTTTTAACTCTCCTTTTGCGGATTGTAATTGGCAAGTGTTTAAGATTCTACGAATATCAGGATAATATGAACTAATGATATCAGCCACATTTTTTAAATCATATTTGATATTCTCCTTATCCAAAATTTTACTAACCTGAATTGCTACATCCTTTTTAGTTGGAGGTGTAATTGCAAACGATTGACATCTACTTTGAATCGGGTCAATAATCTTTTCAATGTAGTTACAAGTCAAAATGAATCTACAATGTTTACTGAATGTTTCCATTAAGTTACGAAGGATTGCCTGTGCATTTGGAGTCATATAATCGAACTCATCCAAAATCACAACTTTGAATCCCGCGAATCCAACCGATGATGCAAAGTTCTTTACTTTGTTACGAACAGTATCCACATTGTTTTCATCCGATGCGTTGATAATCATATGGTCGCATTTGATTGTGTTTATGATTAACTTTGCTAATGTGGTTTTACCCGTACCCGCCTTACCATAAAGTAGTAAATGTGGGATATCGTTATTATCCAAATATTGTTGAATAGTTTCTTTGATGGTTTCATTACCAACATAATCAGCAAGTGTTTGTGGGCGGTATTTCTCCACCCACAAACTATGCTCTCTTTTACTAATATCGTTTGCGAAAAAGCTCATATTTTTTATTTTATTTACCGGATGAACCGAATCCATCAATTCCTCTTTCTGAATCACTTAATTCATCAACCATTTCCAATTCAATTGTAGGATATGGTATGATAATTATTTGGACTGCTCTATCTCCTATTTCATATACTTTAGATTCTAAACCTTTGGTTTTGTGAAAAGTTGCTTGTAATTCACCTCTATATCCACTATCAATTACACCAACCGAATTAGTCAATGCTAAATCGTAATTACGAATCGATGAACGGGGAAATACCAATCCAACAAATCCTTTTGGAATTTCTATTGCCAATCCTAATCCATATGTAATTTGAGTTGGAGTATGATTTATGATTGATGTTGCTACCAAATCTAATCCAGCATCACTTTCTTTTGCATATTTTGGCTTAACTGCGTTTTCAGCTAATAGTTTAATCTTTACTTGCATTTTTTTGTTTTTCTTTTGCTCTTTCTAATTTTGTTGCCTCCGAAATAGGTCTTGGGAAGATTCTAAATGCCATACCATTTTGAGTAAATTGTAAACCTTCTCCTTCATTTGGTTGAATTTGAAGAACCAATGGTGTTGCAGATTGTCCTTCTTCTTGATATCCGAATATCATAGGTTCGTTATCAAAAAATTGATAACACCATTCTGCATCCAAAATTGGAGCTCCTTCTGAAATACCTGCGGTTTCTTTTGTTTCTAATTTTTTTGCCATTTTATTAATTTGAAATTTCTACTAAATAATACTTACAAACAAACTCATCAATGATGAATTCAACGTGTGCCAATCCATCAGCTGATACTTTAAGTTTTGCGGATGTTGCTTCTTTATTAGCTGTTAAGATTTCTTTAAGGTACTTAGCGGAGAAAGAGATTGGTTTAACATCTCCAGCGTATCCCTTCTCACAAGTGAATGTTACTCTATTTGTAGAAATAGTTGAATAACCGATAGCCATCTTTAAATCACCACCTTCGGTGAATACAGTGAATGTATCGATATCAGATAATGCACCCTTTGCTTTGATAAATTTATCAATCATAGTAGATGCCATCTCAATCGAAATGCCAAATTCTGGCAATACTTTTAAATCCGGAACTGCAGGAATTACACCCAAATCAGCCAATTGATACGAAGTTTCAGTTTCTTCTGAAACCAATTTTAATACAGTTGCTTTATCTCCAACCGTATCAACATTTAAAGATAAATCATTATCTAAAATACCTAATAAATTTTTTAACAATGATGTAGTGTAAATACCAACATTGAATGGTTTTGATGTAAAGCCATTAAAATCCACTTCACCTAGCATTGTTTTGTCATCTGAAATGAAACGTACAGATAGTTTGTTTCCTTCTGCGTTCCATGCTACCGATTCAATTACTCCACCTAGTGAATACTTTTGAATGAATCTTTGTAAATTGTTTTTGTTCATAATCTAATTTTTAAATTTTATTTTATTGTTACAAATATAAGGAAATATTTCGAATGTTCCAAATTAAAATGAGAAAAACTTTTTAGCAGTCTGAGCTTCAGTTGAAGCCTTTTGCCATTTAAGTGCGGTATAGAAATCATCTACCTTATTTTCCATATCCGATACATATAATTTATCTCTATCAATATATTGTTCTACGAAATCTATAATTTCTTTTGGGTCATTATAATCTTTAAATGCTACGGTATCTAATCCCAATGGATTATTTTTAAGATATACCCATTTTACTTTATCGCCATCTCTGATTGGTTCGTGCTTATATGGACAGTTAAAGAACTTTAATAATCGATTGTAAGTAATACCAGCCTTAACGTGTGCAGGAGTTCCTTTCTCAAAAGATGCAATCGATTCACCACCATCCTTTCTCCAACTACCATTATCGTATTTACTTAATTCCTTAATTGCTCCACCCTTAGCTATCTTATTAACTGGCAATGTTGCCATACTCTTTTTAAAAGTAAGAATTTCTTCATCCATAAAAGCGTTATCTTTACCCATTAAGATATCTTTTAACATTTTAGCCATAAAGTCCTGAAATGCTTTGGGGAATGATGAGCGAACTACATCCAATCCTTTAACATCCAACTTATCACATGGGATACCATTTTTCAGAATCATCCATTGTGCGTATCGTTTCTTTGCTACCCAAAAACCAGCTTTACTGATGTATTCTTTTTTGATTTCAAATCTATGTTTATCTTTTGGAATGAAGAAAAATCTTTCAGCCAACATATCATAGAATGAATTTAAAAACGATTGAGTTTCTTCGGCGATTGTGTTCACTTCTTCAGCCATTCGGTTTTGGTCGAACTCTTTGTAATTTGGATATCGATGCTTTACCAATGGTTCAGCCATCATATAAATGGAATCAGTATCGATGTACACATTATAATCCTCTTTAGTTCCGAGTTCTTTCCAATATTTGATATTTGCCATTTCTGCCGTTTTCTTAATAACAGTTTGACCTGTAATCGTAACCGCCTCAGCATTATCAATATCATAAAACCGAAAGGCAGGAAGACCAAGCACACCATACATAGAATTGAGAAGAATCTTCTGAACCAACTGCCTTTTAGCATAAAATTCATACTTTTCCGTATCTTTCGCTTCACCATATTTTTTTTCTAATTTCCTAAATTCAACACGTTTTTGAAACCAATCGTTTAGGATATCTGCGATTAGACCCGGCTTATCTTGTGTATAAAGGACTCCATTTGCAGCAACACCTAAATTACTATCTTTAATTACTTCTTTTAATTCCTGTGTACTATATTCGTAAGTATCACCATCTTTACCTACTAACTTATATATCTTCTCTACTCCCCTTATATTTTCTTCAGCATCCCAATTTTGGATTTTACCAACCTTTGTTTCGGGACTGATGTTTAGAGTCATAATGATAGATGGATATAGGGATGTTAAATCCAAGTCATAAATCCAATCATACTTACCAACGATAGGTTCTTTCACATAAGCTCCGATGAATTTCTCTTCGTTATTATCACGAAGTGCTTGCATCCGTTCTTTTCTATCCTTTGGTTTATTAGTTGCTACCAATCCTTTCTTTTTAAGGTATCCTAAGCAAGCTCCCTCTAACCATTTTGATGAATAGATGTAATCTTCATATGGTACATATCCGGCGTGACAAACTGCTCTACACAATTCAATAAACTGAAGTTTCTCATCCATTGCTACAACTAAGTCCACATCGACAATATTATACTCAATGAATTTCTCTAAATCGTTTTCAAATAAATCATCCAAACTTCCCTCATATTCAATCTTACCTCTACCCAACTCTTTGGTTGCTATATAATTTAATGTGTAAGATGCTTCCAATGTATAAGTGTATGTTTTGTATAGATTGATATAATCCAAAATAGCTACACCACCAAAACTAAACTTTTCTCTATATGGAGACCAGAATGCCTGTCCAATCGGTGATAATCTTTTAGCATTACCTTCACCACATACGTTCTTTAATCGGTTATACAAATATGGAATATCAAAGAAATCTATATTCCAACCCGTTAGAATCGTTGGATTAATTTCCTCATAGTAATTAAGGAAAGCATATAATAGATTTTTCTCATTGTCAAAAATGTGAACGTTAACTTCTCTACCATCTTTGTTAAAGTTTTTGGCATTGTTTTTTACTTTTCTTTCTTTATCTAATACGAATACATCATACAATTTAGTTGCTCCATCATGTGCAGCAATTGCGGTGATTTCGTTTTTGGCTTCCTTTGTGTTTGGTAAACCTGATATCATCTCTACCTCAATATCGAATGTAAGAGTTCTATGTCCAACTGATGGTAAATCATTATCGTAAATATCTACTAATACCCTCGTTGTTTCAGGCACATCGGATTCAAATAAATCTTCCGAATCTTCCTTTTCCCATTTACCAATTTTACTCAATTTATCACCATACATAGAACGATACTCACCATATGGGTCTTTCTTATATGCATACTTTCGATATGGGAATGTTTGGTATCCACTTTTATCATCCCATAGATGAATTAAATTTTTCTGTCTTTCGTAATAAATGTTTTGATACATTAAGCTCTTAGTTTTTCGTTTAATATTTTAATCATCTTACTATCGTTTTCAGATAGTTCCTTTGCTCTTTCAATTGCTTTTGTTGATAATTCTAATTTATGATTCTCATCATCTAATATTCTATCAAGCATATCAAACAAATCCTTTTTATATTTAAAGAATAGTCCATTTGGGTCTATCTCTTTGTAACAATCCGATTCCTGAAATATCATCGGAGTTCCATTCATCATACAATCGGTAGCTGCTACACTCCAACCATAATTAGTCTGCCTCATTTGAATTCCAACGGAGCAAGATTGTAGTTTCTTATAGTAATCATGCTTAGCTACTTTGGTATTATCAATCCATCCAAATTCAGGCTTACCATCCAATTGTGGCACCCATACTTTGAAATCTTGCCTACGTTCTCTATATTCCTCCATCAATTTAATAAACGATGGATATCCTTTATACGCAGCTGCTCTATGATTGAATACAATAACCTTTTCCTTTGGCTTCGGTGCATCGATAATTTTAGTATCATCTATTCCCAAATTCCAAACCACTAATATACTATTTAATTTTTGAATAAACAAATCATTGAACCATAATTTTGCTTCCTCCAAAACTCTATCCTTTTGTTCTTGTGTATTTAGAAAGCAAGTATCCATTTGAGATACACCTAAAAGTTCAATTGGCATCCACCTCCATTTGTTTTTTCTATCTTCAGCATTACACGTTTTCATTTCCCACCAATGGCAATAGCCAATGATGTTTGTTTTGAAATCGTTTTTATATCTACCAACTTGCGGCCAATCTGGCAAATGTGAATAGATTACATCATATTCCAATGTTTCCAACAAACGATTCATATCGGGTGGATATGTTCTCATCTTAATCATATCGCCTGA